AGAGCACCCATGCAAGAAGAAGCTCTTCTCGCTTCTCAGTCCAGAAACGCTGTGGACGCCACCATTCAAAAATAGGCTCAGCTCCTTTTAGTAAATTACACGCTTGACAACTTGGCACTAAATTATATTTCGCGAAATGAGGGCCGCCCTTGCTCTTTGGCACAATGTGATCAATAGTCAGCTTTTGATCCCATCGCCCACAATATGCACAGGCACATTGCCCAAGTGGCCCTCGCAGCGGATAGTCCTCAAAAATACTCTTGCGAAACCTACGTCTTGCGTCTCCAGGGCGAAGTTCAATGAGAGAATAAAGCAGCTCATCGGGACCATTCGCTCTTGGCATGGCACTATTTACTTTTTCTGGAAATAATCTAACGGGCCTTTAGAGAATAGTGCGCATTAGCTAATATAAAAATTGCAGGAAATCTCCATGGACTCCTTTAAAGAGGGCATGGCCAATTTTGTGGCCACTATCACGGCTGGCATGCTTCTTTCCACTGGAGCCATGCTTATTACTGTTGGTAATCAACAAGCTAAAGTGGCAGTGCAAATTGAAAGCATTACGGAAAAGCTTAGTGCTTTAACAGATAAGATGAGTGACATTGAAACAAGGGTGCGCAGTCTTGAGATTGAACGCTAGGCTATAAGAACATCTCTTAGGAGAAAGCCATGAGCGGTGTCGAATGGTTCGTAGTTGGTGGCATTCTTGTTGCTGCTGCCGATCAAATTATCGAGCGTACTCCTTATAAAGAAAATAACATTCTGCAATTGATTATGACTGCCCTTAAGGCAGTCTTCCGCGTGAAGGACTGAAGCCATGACGGCTTCCAACAAGGCATTCTGGGACACTTGCTACACTATCGCCCGCAGGCATGGCGCACGTTTCCCTGAGCTAGCAGCAGCTCAATGCTGCTTAGAAAGTGGCTTTGGACAACACACATCTGGCACTCATAACTACTTAGGGCTCAAAGGTGATGGCACTAGGACTACCACTCAAGAGTGGTACGATGGTCAATGGGTGACGATTAAGGCAGGCTTTCTTGACTTCCCAAGTCTTTCTGCTTGCATCGAATACTTAATCACGCGTTGGTATAAAGACTATCGTCAATTTAAGGGCGTTAACAATGCACCAAATCGGTATGCAGCAGCACGCATGCTAAAAGAGCAAAGCTATGCCACTGATCCAGAATATCCTGCAAAGCTTTCAAAGCTTATGAAGGAATATGCCCCAGAAACTACGCAATTTACCATGATTGGCCCTAAGAAGCGCCCTCAAGATTTTGGCTTTAAACCTGGCGATTCGCATTTGATTGTGAACGATGCAGTGGAAACCATGAAAGCTTTTTCCTACGAAGGAAAGCTGTTGTGGGAGATTCCTTGCCTTGCTCGTGGACAATATAGTGATTTTGAATGGCGCATCCAAAACAGTGATTGTCCTCCAGGTCTGTACAAGCTAGGCACGATTTATCGAGATTATGACAGAGTAGGCGACAAACCTGCCTATGATCGTACGCTTATGGCTTATGGCTGGTACAGTTTTGACATGATTGATCTAGAGGGGCAAGAAAGGGATAATGGGCGTGCAGGGATCATGCTTCATGGCGGATCTAGTGCACTTGGGTGGCCAGGCGCATGGGCTCCGAATCAAAAGCTAATGCCAACGATGGGTTGTTGTCGTGCTCGTAATATTGATTTGCGCGATAAAATTTTGCCACTAACAGACAAGGGAGCTGTCTTTATTAGCGTTTTCCAAGAAGGTTAAATATGCTTCCAACGTTCTCGCCTAATAATTTTCCCTATAGTCTGTATGTCAACCCCGTATTCATCTGCCAACTGCCTGCTATTTGATTTAGTTTTTGAGTAGCGAATATATTTAGCTCGTATTTCTAGTACTTGCTTCTCCGTGAGCCGAGCTTGGTGGTTCTTTGAGCCCCACAAAACGGTGCCGTGCCTATATTTGTCTTTTGTATTTTCCTTGGGCGTATCCCAGCGCAAATTATCAATTCGATTATTGAGCGAATTACCGTCACAATGACAACACTCCATTCCGCTGGGGCGGAGACAGCCAAAAGCTTCGAGCACTAAATGCGCTACATATCGCGTATTATTTTTACTACCATCCTTTAATGGTAATCCAACCATCGCGTATTGTCCATACTTGTTCTTTCTGATACAAATAGACAGGATTTTGCCTTTAAACCTTTTGAGTAGACCATTCTTGTCTCGCGAAGCTCGGTCAAGGCTCCTGACCCGACCGAAGCTGCTCACCTCGTAAAGCCCCTCGTAACCAACGATGGGACGCCATTCTTCTATCATGGACATGATGCCTACCTCCTTTAGGTATCCGTGGGCAGGGAATTGCAGTTCCGCTGCCCTTTTATCTTAGACGATGCTCAAAGAGAAAATGAAGACCTTTAAAGAAAACCGCTCTCTTTCCAGTTTAGAAGCGCCCTAAGGCGCTTCCATTTAGCTAGCTCCTTCTCGTGATAATCTTCCCAACTAGCAATAGCATCATTTAGCCCTTTAATTGCAATGGAGGGATCATCATCAGCGAGAAGCTCCTGAAGAGCATCAGAGATGTGATCTACTTGCTGTTTATACCACTGGTCCTTAAAAGCATCCATTGAAGGAAAGGCAAGACTCCTTAGCTTAACTGGTCAAACTACTTCCACCCATCCAATCATGCCTAAGGCCTTGGCGCTTAAGCTGCTGTCTACAGTAAGAATCAAAGTGTCGCTTTCGCCAGAGGCATTTTGCCCTAGCGCTAAGCGAATGGCCTCTGTCACTGCATAGTTATTAGCACTGCCTTGGCTAACAAAGCCTGAGTCAATTACAGTGCCTCCAGAAGCAGTACCGCTGGTCGTCACTTCTACGTTACCCCTGCCATTGTTAGCAGCGCTCCAAGTTACGCCAGAAAGCGTAGGGTTTAACCGTAGTCGCCACAACACCACATCACTAGAGGCAGTGGTAGTAGAAATCCTCACGGGAAGAATGACATTGCCAGTGCGACCACTAGCCATGCGAATACCAGCAGTAATGCGCTCTCCAGAAGCATTGCTTACAGTAGAAAGATCATGACCCACCGAATAAATGGCGCCATCTGGCTCGTAGCCGCCTTCGCTTAAAAGGCTGGAACACACGTGCTTCATCGTTGCAGAAGAAGCTTGAGCCGTTGCATTATGAATGCGATATGACAATGGCAAAATAGCTGTTGTCATATAAACGCTGTCCAATGCATTGAAATGTTCAAACTCATGGCAATATACTATTTCTCCATCAATAACAAAACCACACCGAACACGCCCCACGCCAAGCCATTCCAGATCAGCAGTAAAGATTTGCGCTTTTGAAAAATCAAGAGAAGAGAGCGTATTAATATTCCAATCGCTTTGATTTACTACATTTTCATTGATAGTGCCAGAAGCGTAGCTTCTAATGACAAACTGCGTAGTGGTGCCACTAGCTCGTACCATTACTCCATTCTGATCATTGAAAATTCCTACTTCCTGAATGAGACCAGAAGCGAGCGGAGCACAAACAAAACTTTGCAAAAGCATCATGCTTTTGCCTGCTTGGTAAGGAAAGTTCTGCTTAGTGCGACGAAGAACAGTATCTCCCGATGCAGTGGTGGTACTCATCGCAACACTGCTTTGATGCGTTAGAAACGTAGAAGTGCCACTACCAACAATACTGTCAAACCATTGATCAGGACGTTTGTCATAGCGCATTGTGCTATCAAAAAGCGTATAAGGAGCGCTTGTCCGCTGCCTTCCAAAAGCATCGACAGCTCCACTATCTGGTCCTTTTTGTAAAATCTTTCCACGATAATCTGCTTCAATATGAGTTTCAAACTGTTCGCCGCCCGCAATAATTTGTCCCACGACAATTCTGCCTTTCTTTTATTGTAGGAGCAAAAAGAAAGGGCCTTTCGGCCCCATTCTTTATTTGCCTTGTCCCCGCATTTTCTTGCGGCCATGGCTTGGTTTGCTGTTTTTACCTTGCCCTTGAGCAGATTTTTTAGGTTTGCCAGGCGTGAACAACTTTTGCCCGCTGATGCCAATCTTTGATTTTGCCGCCATGGAAGGACGATGAAAATAAAAGCTTAGCTAGCCCAAGGCAGACCAGTGCCAGTGGTGGGAGTTTTCTGCTGATCAATTTGTGCTTGGAGAGCATCGCAAATTTCTTGCACCTTCTCCTCGCCAAACTTTTCCTTCACCCAATCAATGACAATTTCGGGCGTGAGATCGGCGTAAGGAATCATTTCGTCTTCATCGGGAGCTTCAAGTCCGAGACTACCATATGCAGACGAACGATAAGTGCCGTCAAAAGCTTCAATGGTATAGTGAACAGTATATACCGTACCGTCAGAAAGCTGACGTTCGAGCTGGGCAACGCCCCAAGTGAATTTAGTGGCCATGATCAATCAATTGGTCTTAGTTAGTTTAAGCGATGAAAAAGAAAAGGGACGGTGGAATGCCGCCCCTTGTTTTAGTGAAGGTGACTACTGGGCTTAGCCGTCCAGCTCTTTTACAAGCGTCTTGAGCGCTTTGTACTGCCCCCATGTCAGGCAAAAGCGTTGTTCGCCATTGCTGTTGAGGATGACATCAAAGCCCTCACCGTTGTGCCACATGGACATTTCCATGAAGTCGTCGCCTTTGATGGTTACGTCGTAGTCCGCCAGGGATACAAAGGCTGCTTCGAGCTTGTAACGCTCAATCTTCTTGGTTGGTTTTTTGTCGGACATAGCAGTGGAAGCGACTACTCGTTGTCGGGGAGTTGTTCAAGAGCGCGGCGGATGGTGTCCCAGTCCTTGGGTGACGGCCGCCATCCGTCTTCGTGCTGCTCAACGAGCGCTAGCGCCTGCTCCTTCAAGCTCGGCGGCTTGGGCCGGCGGACAAGACGAAGATCATGGGCATGAACAAATTTGTTTTGGAATGAGTTAATCCACTCACAGCACGCCTCCAGCTCCTGATCTGCGCCCCATTGGGCGGCTTGACGGGCTAGGTCGTACTTGGTGGTGTGAACTTGCATCCACTGCTCTACCAGCTCCGGCGGTGGGGTGATGGGATGTTCTTGTGTCATGGGTGATTAGTGGTAATGGTTACTCAGTTTGGCCAGGCTTCATCAGCCACGGCGCGTAGCTTCTCAATAAAGATATCCAGCTCTTCGCGGCTCTGGAACTCTTGTGTGTAAAAACTGTCTTCGTCGTTGGACAGAAACACCTTTCCGTCTTTAGCCCAAGGCGTGTGGGGCGTAACGCAGTACCATTTTGTGGTCATGGTCTCCAGGGGATCGTGGCCAAGGGCAGGGTGTTGACGCACCGCTGCCCTACCACAATATCACCATGTCAAGTAGACTGGTAGTTCACCCGGTGACGCTACGGTGTCGGCTGTTGCCCCAGGCTTAATTGTCTGGGGCTATTTAATGCCGAGCTAGACCTCGATGTGAGTAGGTCTTAGAGCCCTGCCGCAGTTAAGCGAGCCTTCAGGGCTTCGATCTCAGTCAATGCTTCCTGCAGCGCAGCAGTCAACAGCGGCACCAGCTTGGATTGGTCGATGCCTTGGTAGACAGGATTACCTTCGTCATCCACTTCATCCTTGGTGCCAGTGACGCACTCGGGAACAACGGCTTGCGCTTCGTGAGCAATGAAGCCATCGACCGTCTTGTCAGGATCCGCGATGAAGTTAAAGCGCTTCACTTGAAGCTGGTTCAGGCGATCAACAGCGCCGGTTAGCGGGACGACGTTTTCCTTCAGGCGGTAGTCGGAGGAGGTGTTGTAGGCGGTTGCGGTATTTGAGTGAGTGATACCTCCAACCTGAGTTGTTCCGTCAAAAAAACGTATAGCAGAGGCACTATTTGCTGTGGCTGCCCTGCGCCAATCAGCAGTAGCAGTTCCACTATCGTTGTTTGGATACAGCGTAACTGAACCGTTGGTAGACGCAGCGCCACCTCCAAGGATTAGCGATCCCGCATTTGAAATTCTGAATCGCTCCGTCGGGCTGCTCGCCCCGTCGGCAGTCGTAGAAAAAACCAATCGGCCCGGCATGTCGTTAGCGCCGGGGGTGCCGTCTATGGCTGCTTCGATACGAGCAGCTTCAATGAAGGCAGTTCCGTCGGATCCCGCAAAACTATAAACTCCAATTCTGTCTCCAGATTGAACAACTACATGGGAACCAACGGATGTCCCCCTAGATTTAGCAGTTTGAATAACCGCTGATCCGGTTACGTTGTTTGCATAATAAAAGCTTGTCGATGAGCAAGTCGCAATAGCTGTTCCGGCTATCTGAGAGTGAGGCGTAATCGCATTCGAAATCGCATTAGTGGCAATGGCAGTAGAGCTGCCAACTAACAACCTGCCGGAGCTGTCGATGCGGGCGCGTTCATTGCTGCCATTAGTGTTAAATCTGACGGCATTGCCTCCTGCCGCGTCTGCTTGCACTGTAATACCAGCGCTATCCGTAAAAACAACTGCAGATCTCGCGTCTGACCCGTAAAACTCAAGAAACGACGCAGATGTAGCAGCAGTTGTATCCGAATCCGTAATGCGGATCCTTGCGTTAATGGCTGAAACCTCAAGGGCTTGAGCGGGCGCAGTAGTGCCAATCCCTACGTTGCCTCCGGCAGGGTTTAATGCAATTGGCCTATACGCAGTTCCTGCTGTAATTGCCTGCAGCCATGCGTAATTACTAGTCGTATCAAAGCCAAAATTAAGACGATTAGAGGTATTCGTGCTGCCACGAATTGCAAACTGTCCCCCTGCATTTTGCTCAAAGGTTGCATCACCTTGAACATGCAATAAATTAGCAGGCGCACTAGTCCCCAGACCTAATCGGCCACTGGAGTCTAGGCGCATGCGTTCGGTGTTATTTGTCCTAAATACAAATGGATGATTGGACCATGTTCCTATTTGTCCTGCATTTCCCGTAAGCCCCAAAGAGTTAATGCGAACATCAACTCCATTTGTGGTAGCCCTTAATCTCGCTTGAGTATCATCCGCAGTTGCTACATCGAGTTGAACTGCAGGACTTGCGCCAATTCCAACATTCCCACTCGCATCAACAAACAACCGCCCAGTGCCATTAGTCGAGATGGCTACGTTATTTGCTGACGGCAGATAAAGGCCATTTGCTGGAATAGTGCTGCTAGAAGGAATTAGCGCTGCTCCAGTGACATTGCCCGTAGTAACGACATTCTGCCCGCCAAAATCAGGGCTAATCTTTGTACCAGCAATCGCAGCGCTAGCATTGACATCCGCATTAACAATGGTGCCATCAACAATATTGGCGCTAGCTACTGTCACGCCACTGGGTAATGCTCCAGAACCAAGCTTGCTCGGAGCAATCGCAGCAC